CTATATTGAGTTAATTGCTGTTTCAAAGAATGAGACAGCTTTTTTTGCATTCTCTTTTGATAAATGGCTATAAATATCCATAGTCATAGATAGAGTAGAATGACCTAATCTATATTGGAGTTCTTTGTAGGGGATACCTGTGTTCAGCAATAAACTAGCGTGAGTGTGACGAAAACCATGAAAGCCTATATTCGATACATTTGCTCTTTTAAAATGTGTTCTTAATCGAGTTTGTAAGGTTCTATTGTTTGGGTACTTATGGATAAAATCAGAAAATACCACTGTTTCTGAACGCCCTAACTTCCATGCTTCTTGAATCTGTCGTCGTCTATACTGCTTAAGCATCGTAACTGTTCGACTATCTATGTCAATATCACGATAGCTTGACTTTGACTTTGGACTATTAATTTCTTGTTTGTAATTTAGCGTTTTTGTGATATGAACAACGGCATTATCCAAGTCGATATCTGACCAGTTTAGAGCTAACGCTTCATTAATGCGACAACCTGTAGCTAATAAAAATTTATAAAGTGTGACTTCATAGAAGTATCTGTATTTATTTTTATCTAGATTGTTTAAGTAGTTGAAAAATGTTCTTAGTTCATCATTTTCGAAATGCTTTACTCTTTTAGTGTTAGCTTTCTTAGTGTTGCGAGGGAGAATGACCTCACGCGCAGGGTTGAATGGTATAGCTTGCATGATAACGCCATACTGTAGTATACGTTTATTCAGCGCGTGTATTCTGTCATAATGGAGGTAAGCTTTTCTTTCCCCTTTATTAGTTTTATCAGCTAGTTTATTGATGATAGACTGTATAAGTGGTGTCGTTAACTTATCAAGCTTATATGCTCCAAAAATTGGTATGACATGAACGGTTAACAGCTTTTCAGTAGCTAGCTGAGTATTGTATTTTACGGTATGTTTGTAACTATCCCACCATAAGGTTGCAAGTTCCTGATAACTTGTTATGGAAGTAGCTTTGAAGCGAGTAGAACCATTTTTTATAAACTCGATAGCTTCTTGCTTAGCTTTTTCTCTAACTTCTTTCTTAGTTCGTCCTGTTATTTTAGTAGTTACTTTTTTACCTGTTACTTTATCAGTACCAAGATAAATACTGGCACGATAAATTACCGTACCATCTTTCTTTTTTACTTCAGTTATTTTCATGATCATAAACCTTTCCATCAGCAGGCAAGCTATTATTAAAGGGATTTTAGGTTTATATCATGCCAGAGCTTACGAGAAGACTCTTATTTCGTTTGTTTTGGAGAAGTCGGTAAAAATTACCTGGTTAAAGGTTAAAATGCGATTATGGATGATTTAAAGCTGTTTTTCAGGGGTTTTTGACAAAGTTAGCTTACTGGTTAGCTAACAAAATCCTTTACATTTAGAACGTGCGTGATATAATATAGTTAACAAAGATAACTTGTGAAGGATTAACGCTGGGTCCCAGAATGGGGTAAGCCTTCGGGCTGAGCATTCCTATGTGCCAGGGGTTATCTTTTTTATTTAGATTTTTTCAGACTTTCAACAAAATGTTGAGGGTCTTTTTCTATTTCAGAGATAATAAAATCAACGAATTTTTGAGAATAAGTGTAGTGTTCAGATTTACCTATTTTATGGCAATAAGAATATTTTTCATCAGACTTTATTGAATAGAAATCAATCACTAATGTTAGGACATATTGATTAAAACCAGATTTATAATTAAGTTTAATATTCTTTTTATTTAGTCTATCGTTTACAACAGATATAATATTTGCATATGAATACTTGTGCGTTTCTGATGGATCTTTTAAATCTTTTAAAATAGCAACTTGAGAAGGTGATTGATTTGCAATTGATACTATAAAATCGGCTTCAGATTTTTTCTTAGTAATATAAAGATTTTGTTTAATACCAATAGCGAATTTATCAGAATTATACTCTGTCACTAAGACATCTATGGCATTTGCCTGTTGGATGAATTTTTCAGCAATTTCCGCAGGATATTTTAATCTAATTTGTTCGTTAGATAATGGTTCGTAAGTTGCAGTGATAGTTAAAAAATTTTGGGAAATGGCCTTTGTAACATCTCTTGAATGAAATCGTTGAAGTTCATTGACATAGTTAAGTACACAAGCTTGGAAAAGTGGAGCATACTTTAATTCATAATCTTCTGTTATGTAGTGAGTACTAATATTCCTTAGTTCAATAATGCGCTCAAGATTAAGTCGAATTCTAGTGCTGTCGTCCGAGTATATTTTTTTTATAACACCTTCTAAGCTTAGTGTTCTATCAGGATTATCCTTAAAATAGATAGATTGATTACGATTTAACATTTCAGCTTTAAGCATCAATTCCCAAGCATTACAAATAAAGAAACTAAAGCCCTCAATTCGGTACTTTATCGTTGGTTTATTGTATATTTCAAGTCCCATAATAAAAGCTTCAATACTTTTATCAACTAACCTCGTACTTAAATTCTCCATATATTTCCTTTCTAATTTTTAGGACCTTAACGAGTCCTTTTTTTCGTTCTTAATTTAGCTTTTTCTTTCTTCCATTCCCAGCTACCGCGATATTGCAGGTATTCATCAAAACCTTTGACAGTTACAAGAGATCCGCCATTTCTAAGAAACTTCGTGTAACTAGGGAAATCTCTCATCTCTCTTCTAATAGTTCCAACAGAACTTTTTGACATGCAAAACTTTTGAGATAAAAAAGCGTCATTAGCAACGTCAATCGTAAAGGTAGAATTAAAAGATCCATTTTTTATGGCTTTTGTGACTATATCAGAAACGGTATCTTTCACAATGAATCGAAGTTCATTTTTAAATTCTTCACTAAAAATATCCATGAGTATTACTCCTATAAAAGCGATAAGGTTTTAGCAAGGTCAGCGGACTTATATTCAATTTCAATTCCTTCAAGAAGGTTAATATTCATATTTATTGTTCCTTTCAAAAAGATAATCTCAAGATATTTTTCTATCGAAAAGCCTATATTATAAGCCTTTCGTGTTACATAAGCTAAGGTAATCTCAAGATATTTCACGCACTCCAAAATCAAACCGTACAATTTTATTAACATCAACAAAATACTTAACCACAAGTTTTCAGAATTTTTTCTAATTTAGTATCTTTAAGGTTACCCCCCGTCATTAAAAAATGTTGTTCAATCCAAGTTTTGAAACCGGTGGGAAGGGTCGACTATCCAAATATTTGCTTTTTTTATCGCACGACCCCCCACCCCGAAGATAAGAATACTAAATTATCACATCATTAAAGAGACAAACGTTTCTAACTGCCATTGCTTTTATTGGAGGAGTAGTTGCATAAGTTGGAAATCGATTATACTTTTGCAAAGTGAATGATGAAAATAGCTCATGAATTACCAAATTTCCCGACGTTAGGAAATATCGGAACAGAAGCTCTCTACCTTATTGCCACCCTACCAGATAACCAAAAGCAAGAACAGCTTGATTGCTGAATTAGCGTGAATCTTTTTCAGATACGGAATACAGTAAAAGCTGTGGAAGATAATAATTCTTTATATATAGAAATTTCCATCTTGATCGGCTGGTTTTAGGATTGCTAAGATTCCTTCAACAACTCCAATGAATCCAGGGATAAATGTCCAACAGAAAATAAGGTATAGGATTCCTGTTCCTGTTTTACCGGCATAAAATTTATGTAAGCCAAATTCACCTAAAAACAGAGCTAATAGAACATAAATTACTTTATTTACTTTTCTTGGCATAAATTTTTCTCCTTTGTATAAAGCGTTTAAATACAGATAACATGGTTTTATTTATATAGATAAAACCCTTGAAAATACTGGCACGTGGTAGTCTTCTGGTGGGGTTAGAATGGTAACTCTTCTTCTGCCCAATCAGATATTTCAGAGCCTAAAAATATATCTATCCTATGATCGGTTGCTTTACTATTAAAATAAAGCAAATCAACACGACCGAATGAATTTTTTTTGAAGGTAAATTCGTCAGAAAATACATTAATAATCTCATTTTTTAAAAAATAACCAACTTTTTCCATTAAATCATTTTTTAAAATATTTTGAAAAACTATAGGCAAATCATAGAAATCGTCACATTTTTCTTTATTAATATTCTTAGCTTCAAGACTAATTATCAATTTGTCTACTTTTGTGTATTCTTTTTTTATTTTATCTATTGATAAACTTGATTCTTCAAAAAAATCAGGTTGATCTTGGTTAACATAATATTTCGGAACAGCTTTAAACTCTAAGGTACAAATTTTAGTGTCAAATTTTGAGACTTTAATAAAAATTAATATTGAAGAATCATCTTCGTCCTTCACACACGATATATCATAATCTATTGGAGAATATTCGAAAAAATCACTTGGAGTAACTTTTAAGTTATTACATATAGTATTTACCGTCGCATAATCAACTTGCTTTGACTTGTTAGAAGTAATTTTAGAAATAGTCGATTGCGCAATTCCAGTATCAACTGCCAAGCGAGAACCACTTAACGACCTTTCTGCCAATAGTATAGCCAATCTGTTTATTAACATTTATTTACTCCTTAATATTTTTCTTTATTATAGCGTAATAACTAAAAAAAATAAACTATGAAATAAGTTTTTTACGTGTGACACCATAAACTATTTCTGTTAACATAAACATAAGTTATATCGATTACGCTATAATTTAACCATATAAGAAAGGAATTATGTTGCATGGTAAAAAATAATTTGCATATAGTAATGGCTTTAAATAATACTAAAGCTAGTGAAGTTGCTGAAAAAACAGGTATATCCAAATCTACCATTTCTAAATTTATTAATGGCAAAACAGATATTAAACTATCTACTTTAATCAGTTTATGTATTTTTTTTTAAGTGTCAATTAACTGACTTAATTGAACTCACACACGAAGATTAGGAGGACGCAAATGAAAACTGAACATTGGAATGGATATACTATCCGATTTGTAGAGCACCAAAATGAATGGTGGGCGGTGCTAGCTGATATTGCTAAAGCACTAGATCTGAATCCAAAATTTATTAAACAACGTTTGGGAGATGAGGTTGTTTCAAACAACCACGTCGCAGATAGTTTAGGGCGTCAACAAGAAATGTTAATCGTTAATGAGTTTGGCATTTATGAAACTATCTTCTCAAGTCGTAAGAAGGAAGCCAAAACCTTTAAATTATGGGTATTTGAGATTATCAAACAACTACGCCAAAGCACAGGGCTAGAGGGCTTCCAAGTATTTAGAATATTTGATAAAGAACATCAGAAGCAGGCAATGAATAGGCTTGTCGATGGCTTACAAAATGCAACTAAGAAAGACCTTATCAAAGCAAATACTATTGCAAACAAAGCCGTTTCTGACCTATATGGTTATCCTAAGATGATTAGTAAAAACGAGATGACAGAAAACATGTTGCGAGACCGTGAGCCTATCCTTGATGAAACGGTTGAACTAATCAAGGTTAAAGAAAAATACGGCTTAAATTTTAGTGTATCTGAAGCTATCTATAACCAAAACACAATAAAAAAAGCGCAGTGATGCGCGTGGATAAAGGAGAAATGATTATGAAAGCAACAACTTACAAAGAGTTGAAGAAATGGATTGATGAAGGTGTTGATTTAGCTGAGCTAGCACAGGGTTACGCTGACAAAGTACCAAATGCAGATCGCGAACAGTTTGAAGCAATCACACAGGAAATTTTCAACGTATTGGAAGGCGTATCGCTCATGCTTGATGACAAAGCTCTAATCTATAATCGCAAAGCAGAGAAAAAGCGTTTGAATGACATTGAACAAGGCAATTATTAATCAATAATCAAGAGCAACAAAAAAAGGCTTACCGAGACCAATCAGCACAGCCTTTAACTAGTATAACTAAACTCAAATAATAAAGCAGGCAAGCTATTATTAAAGAGGTTTTAGTAAAAGATTTGATAGCTAGATTATACCATATCTAGGATATTTTGACTACTATCCTTTAAAACTAGCACGAATCTAGTACAAGAAACAAGCAATCAATAAGAATACTACACAGAAAATAAAATTAAGCGAGAAAAGACATAATGAAATATAGAGTAGAAACAAATCCTTTTTCAAAAGATAGATACACTCCTGAACAGCTAGAAATGTTCAAAAATCGCCAACTCAGCAAAGATAAAGCTGAAGCATATTTCACTCGACTATATAACCAACATATTGCTCGGGTGATTATTGCTAATGTAATGGCAGAGTATACGACTACATTCAGGAAAAGTGCCACTACTTTTGAAGAAGCATGGGGCGCTTTAGGTTATAAACAAACCACAGAGATTGTCTTTAGAGCCGTTAATGGTTTACCATGTTCAGAGAAAGACACAGGGGAATTAGAAACTTATTTAAGTGAGGTATCCGCATGAGGAGTATTGAAGAATTAAAAGCGATTGCTGAATATATTTTGGAACACATGACGGATAGTGAAAAAGCCCATTTTCCTAACATGACAAGAGAAGAAAAAAAAGGATTGATAATTAAATATGGCAATTCAAGAACTTAACTTTACACCAACACAGACACTTATTTTATTCATTGTTTTAGGTCTCTTAGGGTTTCTCCTTAGCCGTTCTAAGTCTTTAATAGACATTGATTTACCAGAAGATACCCAAGCACCTAAACCACCTCAGAATGCAAACTATGGGGCTTATATTCAATCACAGAACCATTATTACAATTAGAGAGGAACTGCATGACAACGGAAGAATATTTTAAAAAATTGCTAGAAGATAGCGAAAAACATCCTACAAACTGGTTGAGTGATAGGGTTTTAGACAAAAATATCAAAATGCTAGATGAAGATATTGAAGCAGAGTGGGACGATTTTCCGTTATTCACGAAAAAAATATTTATCAATACTACACAACGTGACTATAACAAAGCTGATGCCGTTGTTAAATTTTTGGAATCAATGCCAATAGAGATGGAATATAAAAAAGGGCTAAATATAGTTATACAAGCATTGAACGAGTTAAAAGATAGTCTTAAAAATCAAGTGCTTGGTGTTATTGATAACCAAATCCTGTTTCCAAATGATAAGGAGGACACGAAATGACACTACCAGAGAATTATAGACGTGTCCTTAATCTGATCAAGGTTGGAGCAGACAATCCTATCACAGGGGCAGAGATTAGCTTAATACTGAAACTTGAAGAACGTTCAATCCAAAGTATCATCAGTAGCTTAATCACGCGCTATAACGTCCCTATTGTCGCTATAAGACATGGCTTTAATCGTGGCTACTTCATCCCAGCTAATAAGGAAGAATTACTAGAGGGTGCCAAAGCCTTTTATAACCAAGTACAAAAAGAACAAGAACGTTTGTCTGTATTAATGAATGCGGACCTAGAGAGTTATAAGAAGTTACTGAAGGAGGCTGATATGAATGTTTAGTTTAAGTAAAGAGAGTGAACAGGATTTAACTCAGGGGGTACTGGAGCTGGTAGGAAATTACCTGGAAGTACGTGAGCAAACCCAGCCCAGACTATTAGGGTTGATAACAGCCCAGCAAATTAAAGATGAACTAGGCATAAAGGCCAAGACATTAAAGCGTTGGGAAGATAACGGTCTAAGACGATACCAACCACCACTAGAAGATACGAGGAAGCATTACTATAAAGTCAGTGATATTCTTATTTTTTTGGGGGTGGATACGTAAATGGCTATTTATGAAACAAGAGGTTTTAGTTCTTATCTCTACCCCTACAAAGGACAGTTAGAACCATTTGACTATATTGCTCATTTTAAACCTTTGAAACCTCCTGAAGGCATCGATATTGAAGAATACAAGCGAACACAAGCTCCCTACTGCCTGAGTGGCAAAGTCACAGCAGAGAAAAACGGTAGCTATAAGCGTAATAATGCTAGTTTGGTTTACCGTGATTTGATTTTTCTTGACTATGATGAAATAGAAATAGGCGTAAACCTACCTAAAATCGTTTCTGAGACACTTTGGGAGTACAGTTATATTATTTATCCAACGATTAAACACACACCCAAGAAGCCCCGTTATCGTCTTGTTGTGAAGCCTAGTGACGTGATGAACGAGGAAATTTATAAGCAGGTAGTTAAGGACATAGCTGATAAGATTGGACTACCTTTTGATTTAGCTAGTCTTACCTGGTCGCAATTACAAGGCTTACCCATCACAACAGGCGTCCCAGAAGATTATCAGCACTATGCGAACCGTGGTCTTGATTATCCTGTTCCTAAAAATGGTAGCACGCCAAACCAACAAGTTGTTACTACTTACACGCCACGCTCTAGAAGTCAGCGGTCTATCACTATGAGGGTAATAGATACCTTGTTTAATGGTTTTGGAGACGAAGGCGGGCGCAACGTGGCCTTAACTAAGTTTGTTGGCTTGCTATTTAATAAATGGGTGGATTGTGATATAGAAACAGCTTACGAATTAACAAAGATCGCTAACAGTGTGACAGCTAACCCCCTACCAGAGAGGGAGCTAGATAGGACTTTTGAAAGTATAGCAAGAGCAGAATTTAGAAAGAGAGGATAGAATCATAGAAAAGGAAGAATTGAAAAGCCTGGAAAGTGAAATCTTAGAGGCGCGTGAGAATGAGCAACCGCCCAAGACCATGAGAGAGCTAGAAAACCGTATCTTTCAAGCTGGTGAACAATGGCGGGAAGAACACACGGAAACCAAAATAAATGAAAGTACAGGGGACGTTACCGAAAAGGTGGCCATACCCCAGGTTTTCACAGTTGCCAAAATGCTAAGCGAAATTATCACCTTTACTTTTATCAGTAAAAGCAACGTACCTGATTATAGCCTACTCTATATCTATGATTTAGATGAGGGCATATATACGGCTAGTAATGACCTATTTAACCGATTTTGTAAGACTTTTGACGTGAGGATTAAGCCTAGGGAATGGCCCCAGATTAAGCTAATGGTTAGGACATTGACAAGGATAAAGAAACCGCTGGAGAGCGCCTACTTTATCCCTGTACAGAATGGCATTATTGACTTAAGGACTAAGGAGCTACTTCCTTTCAGCCCTAAATATGTGATTACA